AACTGAGAATTTTCTAACCCCGTAGAATAGAGCCTTACCACCAACCGCCAGAGTAGAAGGTTCATAGGTTTCCATCGATACACCGGGTAGAGGATGTTTACGTAATCGTGTTCCTCCCTGTAAAACATCTTGGGATAGGTTAGTATAAGGGAAGAGCACAGCATATCGTGAATCCATTTCAAGTAATTTATCGTATATCATTTTTTGATAACTTAAATCTTTTGCGACATTATCACTTGGTTTCATAATTCTTTTTATACTATCTTATCAATATTTTTTAAAAATAAATAAATAAGTAATGAGATTTTTTTACATATACTTAGACATCTTATTGACAGCACCACTTACTTGACCTACCTTATCACCAAGATGAGAACCAGCGGAGAGACCCCCAGCAGATAAACCACCCCCTTTTGAACCGAAGTGTTTTTTAAGCACTTTACGAAGTCCGGTATTACAACTGTCTTGAATCGAACCACCCGTTAATTTACGATAAGTAGAGGAGTCTATCGCAGGTTTTTGTTGTTTTGTTTCTAATACCATATTTTTAGTCAATAGACCCGAATATAACGAGGAAGAACCTTGTTGAGTTACCATCATTCCACTATTGACAGCGATGACAAGCATTTCAGGGTTTGTCATATCGCTTATAGTGTTCGTACATTTTAAGGTAATTTGAAGTCCAAATTGACCGAGAGAACCACCCGATAAATAACTTGGTAAATTGAAGTTATAAGCAGGTTTGAGAATCAATATAAATCCTTGTGTTGGAGCAATAAGACCACCGGAACTATATCCAGATTGTGCTTGACCGACAAATTCAGCATAAGTTTGTTTAGAACCGTTCTGTTTTGATAAATAATACAATTCTTCTGGAGTAGCAGATGCCAAAATCCCACTTTGATTGTTAAAAGTAATAGAAGCAGAATTGATTGCTAAATATTGCACTTGATTTGTATATTGATTAAATAAGTAGTCCGTTTTAGCGGGGCGAATGCATACTAAAAGAGTGTCAGGCACTTGGTTCAATTGGATGACCGGAAAGGTAAAACTTGTGGTCGAATTTTTTGCAACAGTTCCGTTGTAGGAACTTACAAATCGTGGATAGTCCTGAATTGGTAACACATTTCGAGTGTTGATACGAGAGTATTGTTCGGGTTGAAGGGTTAAAAGATTCAATAATATCTGTGGAGAAGAAAAAGCATTACCGCCGTCTTCACCAAGTGTAACGGTGTGAGTTGTTGAAGTGGTTGTTCTATAAAACCCTGTGAGGTTTGAACGTATATTAGCAACAATATTCATATTGTTAATTCCAAGAAAACAAGCATTGTCATTTGTAGGAACAGCACCTTGAAACGGACTTAAAAATAAAAGTGGTTCAGTTACTTTTATTTTAACAACAACTTTAAAGGTATTGTCGGCACTCAAAGATACAGGACTATCACTCACAACATTGGTTGTATCAGTTCCTGAGTATTGTTCTACAATAACTTCCTCTGGTGTAATCATCCCATTGCCGTGAATGTAATTATTGTAATTTAATTGTGCTACACCACCAAGTGGGTTTGAATTAGCAACCGTATCAGCTCCTAAAATGTAAACAAAATTTCTATCTATTAAACAAGAAGTTGTATGATTGTTTAAACTCACTTCTTCTTGGTCGCAAGTTCTAAGAAGTGGGTACATAATATCCTCTAATGGAGTGGAAACACTTACATTATTGATAGTCGCTTGAACTTGACTAAACAAGGAGTTAAACGGAAACGCCCCAAAACCATCAGTTAATCCCCATTTAAAAGCATAATCATTCACTGCCGTGCCAGCGCCAATATTCACAGTGAAAGCAATAGTAGATTGAATGAGAACTCTTCTATCCACAGCAATATTTTCAGAGGGAACATTTACATTCCAAGTAATACTGTTATTACTGGAATTCACAGCAGGAAAGGATTGATAGGTAGATTGAGATGCCGAACTTTCCACAGCAAAATCAATTTTATCGGTTATATCATTAATACGAGAATCTAATACGAGTCTTGGTTGAAATTCATTCATTCTTTTATAATATCATATCAATATATTATTATAAATAAATAAATAATTAAATTAAAAAAAAGTGTGGGGTCTATGACTTTTTTTATTATAGATAAAATCCCATAGACCCCCCAACACTAATATAATATTTCATAGATGATTTATTTTAAATATATTTAGACATCTTATTGATAGCACCACTTACTTGACCTACCTTATCACCTAAGTCAGAACCAGCACTTAAACCGCCCCCACTAAATCCACCACCCTTAGAACCAAAGTGTTTTTTAAGCACTTTACGTAATCCAGTATTACAACTCTCTTGAACCGAACCACCGGTCAAACTTGAAAAAGTGGAAGAGTCCATCGCAGGTTGTTTTTGTTTCGTTTCAAGAACCATATTTTTAGTCAATAGACCAGAGTATAGAGAAGACGACCCTTGTTGAGTCACCATAAGACCACTATTCACACAAATGACAACCATCTCAGGATTAGTAATAGTGTCAAGGTAATTCGTACAAGTCATTTGAATTTGAAGTCCAAATTGACCTAACGACCCAGCGGATAAATAACTTGGTAAATTGAAATTATACGCAGGTTTCATCACGAGAATAGACCCCTGTGTTGGTATCGTTATGGATGATTGAGATAGAACAGTACTCCCTGTTAGATTACCTGAATCGTCAGTGACATCGTCAAGTGAAGAGGTAAGAGTTGATATTTGTCCTATAAAATCATTATAGGTCTGTTTGCTTCCATTTGCCTGAGATAAATTGTAGAGTTCTTCCTGAGAACAAGATGCTAAAATACCCGATTGATTGTTGAAACTAACCGAAGCGTTATTAATCGTAGCATAACCAGAAAGAAGAGAATGCTTGTCATCTCCTGTGAGAGAACTGTTCGAAGGACGAATGAACGCTAATATAGTATCCGGAACTTGATTCAATTGAATTACTGGGAAAGTAAAAGTTTGAGTTGCTCCTTCTAAAAAATTGGAATTACTCGTAGACACAAACCGAGGATAGTCTTGGATAGGTAGCACATTACGAGTATTGATTCGAGAATATTGTTCTGGTTGAAGAGTTAATAGATTGAGTAATAACTGAGGAGACCCAAACCCACTATTGCCACTAAAACCAAGACTGACCGTTCTAACTGCGGATGTGACAGTTGTTTTAAAGAATTTATTTAAATTTCCTGTGTTGATATTTGCCACGATATTCATATTGTTAATCCCTAATAAACAAGCATCATTTTTAGATTTTACTAGACCACTGAAAGGAGATAAGAATAGTAGAGGTTCAGTGACCGATACACTTACTTCAACTACGAATGTATTAGTATCAGAAGCGGAAATGTTAGGGTCATTAAGTCCTGTTACTTCTACCCCAGCATTGTATTGTTTAACAGATATATTATAAGGAACTAAACAACCATTGGGTTGAATGGTGCTGTCATATGCTACTCCACTTAAACCTGATACTGGATTGTTATTACACTGAAATTCCGAACCTAAACCTTCAATATTATAATAATTTTGGTCTATGTATGAGGCGGTAGATTTATTCATTTTAGATACTTCTTTTTGGTCGCACAGGCGTAATAGCGGGGCCATAATATCCTCAGAGGGAGTAGAGACACTCACGTTATTAATAGTTGCTTGAACTTGACTGAATAAAGAGTTGAATGGAAATTCACCGAAACCATCCGTCACACCCCATTGGAATGCTTGGTCTCCTTCTGCGACACCTGCCCCAATATTTACAGTAAAAAATAGATTACTCTTAATCAATACTCTACGGTCTATCGCAATATTTTCACTCGGTACATTTACATTCCAAGTAATAGAAGAGTTGGAACTATTGACACTTGGGAAACTTTGGTAAGTGGATTGGGCCGCCGAACTTTCTACGGCAACATCTACTTTGTCGCTAATATCATTGATACGAGAATCTAAAACGAGTTTAGGTTGAAATTCATTCATATTTTTTTTATGAATTATAGTAAGAAAATAAAATTTAAATAATTAACTCATTAAATATTGATTTAATTCAATAAATTAAGGTGTGGGGTCTATGGGATTTTATCTATAATGAATAATCTCATAGACCCCCCAAATTAGATAAATTATTTAGAATCATATCATATTAGGACTTTAAGGTGTGGGGTCTATGGGATTTTATCTATAATGAATAATCTCATAGACCCCCCAAATTGGATAGATTATTTATATTATATTATATTAGCTCTTAACTTTTTTCTCAAATAAGATTTTTATCGTTGCGGTTGAACCAGACGATAATATGAATTCATTCAATTGTCCTTGTCTATCTGTAAAATATACTTGAATGTCAATATCTCTTAAAGCAGTACCCTGAGTTAAACTTATGTATCTGTATTGTGCTGATGGATTATACACAATATAAGGTTTATACGTATCACCCGCTACTAAATCGGTCACCACTCGTAGTGTATTTGGTTGATTACTTAATACAATTGCTTGACCTTCACGAGTTAATGCTGGATTCGCTGTATCCGCCGGAACAACTGG